CCGGACGACGCGGGAACATGGCGGCGCATCAAACTCATTCCATTCACCGTGACAATACCGGAAGAAGAGCGCGTTGAATCGAGCATCCTTCTGGATGGATTCAGGCGCGAGGCTCCGGGCATCCTGAATTGGGCGCTCGAAGGATATACAGAATACCGGGAAAAAGGATTGATGACACCCCCCGATGTTCTCATGGCTACACGGGAATACCGGAATGAAAACGACCTAATAGGCGCGTGGATTGAAGAATGCTGTGCATTGGAGCCGACGACAAAAACGCTGTTCAGGAATGTTTATGATTCGTTCCTGCGGTGGCTCGAAGACAATCACGAGCGGGAAATATCCTCAAGGGCGTTCTCAAAAAGGATTCGGGAGCGTGGATTCAACATTGCGAAACGTACAGCCGGAGAAATGTATGTCTCTGGCATTAACATAATATAGCAGAGTGGACAATTAACGACGGAAGTGGACTTAGGGTTGACGAAAAAAATGGGTAAATCCACTATCTAACTTATTGTTTTTATTTGTTTGAGTTGATAAGTGGATATAGAAATAAAAGAAAAAAAATGAAAAAAATAAAAATATCCAGAGCAATTAAAAACATGCCGTTTTCGTCCACTTTCGAGTTTCGTCAACTGTAACGTTTTACACTAAACAACAAGGGAAAAATATGGAAAGCGAAGCGAGACACAGAATTACGGATAAACCCGTACAGGCCAACATGATTTTCTCGTCAAGGGGCATCAAGCTGTATGTGTTCGCGGTTGCATGTTTGTCAGTAATGGCGTTCGGAGTCGGTTACATGAAGTGCCATCATGACACCATCGACATCATAGATGAGGCGCAAGCGCAAGTATTGGCGGACAACAGGCGGCGGGACGAAATCATCGACTCCCTGCTCGTCGAGTGTAAAGTGAACCGGCGGTGTTGGTCAACGCTCGCGGCCCGCTGTATCAAGGCCGGTGTGATTACTCGCGGCGAGCTTATGAACGGGGCGTTACCAGAGTAAAAAAAGCGTAATAAAACTTGACTTATGCGCTTGTTTATATTATACTTATGTATGCAACATCAACAACGGAGGGAAAAATGCTTTATTCAATCGGGTATGGCAACAAAGGGCTTCGGTACATAATTGATGCGTGCCGCGCCCACCGCATCGAGACGCTTATCGACATCCGCGAAAGGCCATACTCGCGGTTCCATCCGGAAATGAACCGAGCGCATTGCTCCCGCGAACTCAAGGACGCAGGAATATCCTACATCTGGCGCGGGGACACGCTCGGCGGCTTGACGGTGAAAATCACCGAAGAGTCGCTCAAACAACTGGTCGCGGAATCGGCGAACGAGAACATCGTCATCATGTGCGCCGAGCATGATTACAAGAAATGTCACCGGTATTCGGTCATCGGCAAGCGGCTCGCTGATGACGGTTTTCAAGTTCTTCACATCGTTGACTCCGGACGAGCAGACAAGCACCCGCTTCCCGCTCCGGAGCAGATGGAAATGTTTTAAGCGTAGTGCGGGGTCGTCTAATGGAGGACAGCCGGGACTCTCCCGGTAGACGCCGGTTCAAATCCCGCCCCCGCATCCAAAAAACATAGTGCAGGGTCGTCTAACGGAGGACAACCGGGACTCGCCCGGTGGACGCGGGTTCAAATCCCGCCCCTGCATCCAGAATCAGGAGCCGGTCGATGAATCAAGTCAACCGTATTTTTTTAGGCGAGACACACAAGGAGCCGCGTCTTTTTCTGCTCGAAGCACTCAAGAAGCTCGTCCCCTATTTTGACACCGTGATAATTCCGATGGCGGGGAATTTCGTCATCCCGAAAGTGGCGATTGCCGCAGGGTTCAAGCCCTCACAGGTTCAGGCGAGCGACATTTCCGCGTACTCGTCGATTTTGGGAAACCTCTATTCCGGCAAACCGCTTTCTTCCCTGCCCCTGTCAATTTCCCCGGCATACGCCGACGAGTACGACGCTCTCCCGAACGACGTTGAGCGGGCCGCGTTCCTGTTCTGGCTTATGAAGTGCGAACAGATTCCCGGCAAGAGCTTTTACGACAAGCAGTTCAAGGAGCATTTCATCGACAACGGCGCGAGGTATCGGAAGTTTTTTATCGACACGTTCCCCGGCGCGAAAGCCGTTTATCAGGGGATGGATTACCAGATTCGGGATGTGCGCGACATCGTTCACGATGCGGACGACCCGAAGGCGCTCATCATAATCAATCCCCCCGCCTATTCTCGCGGTTACGAGAAGATGTTCGCATTCGACAGCATTTTTACATGGGACAGCGGCGTTGAGGGGTTCGAAGGGAAGAAGGAATATCCCCTTCTTTACGACGAGTCGAGGGGAAAGGCGTCAACCTTTATCTGGGCGAGGCATTCGACGGTTGACAGTACGCTTTCCCGCGATGCTATCTACGCCAAAGAGTACAGCATCGAGCGCGTTGTCTACTGGCTCTCTCCAAGCCACGAAGACCTGAAAGCGAAGGGTGTCGTTCCGCGTGTCGATTTCAAGAAGCGCCCGGAGTACAGGCCGGTTCACGGTGTGTCGCTCGTCAAGACAAATTACGAGATAACACCGAACACACGGGTGTCCTTCATGGTCACGAAAAAGGAGCATGGGCTTTATTACCGCGACCTGTTCGCGCACAAGCTCGGACACACGAACGCGGAGATTTACGTCCTCATGCTTCTCGATGGGCATGTCTTCGGGACGGTGGGACTTCACACTTCCGACTTGCGGACGATGAAAAACGACAAGGTGTTTGAGTGTTTCGGGTTCTCCATGCCGCTCAAGAAATTTCCGACAGCAAACCGTCTTCTTATGATGTGTATCACCTGTCGGCAGTTTCGAGATTTCATCCTGTCGTCGGCAATCAAAACCAACCGCGTGTACGACTTGAACGGCCTGAAAACGACCTGCCTTGCCAAGTACCGGAAGGCGAAACAAAACAACAACCTCCTGAATGTTGTCGCCCGCGACAAGTTGCCGGACGGCTCGTACCGCATCGTGTATGAAACCCTCTGGCACGACCGCGATTTCAGTCAATGCGTCCGCGATTATCTCGCCGAACTCGCCGCCCAAAAGAAGGGAGTAAAGCATGTCGAAGATGAAGGCTGACCAGCAACCCGAACGACTTGTTGAGCTTGAACCGGGGCTTGCGATATGGCGCATCCCGATAGACTGTTTCAGGGAGCAGGAAATCAATGCCCGCGTCATGTCCCCGGACAAGTTCGAGCGGCTTGTCGAGAACATCAAGGAGAACAAGCGGCTCGAATCGCTCCCGCTCGTCATCCGGCACGAGCATCCCGGTTCCCCGGATGTGTACTTTCTGATTATCTCCGGGCATCACAGAATCAGGGCGGCGCGGAAGGCGCTCGTGCTAAACGTCCACGCCATCGTCATCGAGGAAGACCTGTCGAAAGACAAGATTTTAGCCAAACAACTCGCTCACAATGCCCTGCAAGGACAGGATGACACATCGGTTCTCAAGCAGATTTACGGCGCGATTTCAGACCTGAATGAACGTATCAAGTCGGGAATCACAGACCAAGAACTCGAAGCGATAAAGGAGAGCGTCAAGTCCGACGGCGTGGAGTACGACATCGAAACGGAAGTGATGAATCTCGTGTTTCTGCCGAAGGGCAAAGAGAAGTTCGACAACGCAATCTCGCTTCTGGACAAGGACGCCCCTGTATATGTCGCGGACAGGGAGCTTTTCGACAAATTCAAGAAGGCGCTTCAAGCAGTATCGAAGTGGGAAGACATTCGGAATCTTTCGGCAATCGTTCTGCGTATGAGCGAAATCATTATCGACTTTTACAAGGGAGACGAGAAGCGGAAGAACCCGGAGAACTTTATTGCGCTGTCGGCCCTGTTCCATTCAGCCGACATGCCGAAGGAAAGCGCGGAAGTGGTGAGGGAAGCGATGAGCAAGCTACGGAAGCAGGGACGCATTGACGGCGAAAATGCTTGGCGGGCCATCGAGGAACTTGCCGCTGACTTTTTGACAAGGAAATAACGCATGGCGAAGTCAAAATACGAATCTCATGTCAAGCCCCGGCTTGAGACAATTCGGGCATGGAAACGAAAGGGCGTAACCGACAAGGCAATCGCGGAAGCCCTGAAAATCAGCCTTGAGACGTTCTACCAGTATGTCAAGGCATACCCTGAATTTTCTGACGCCTTGAAAGAAGGGCTGGACGATTGTGTTTCTCTGGTCGAGGGCGCTCACTTCAAGGCCGCGATGGGATACGAGTACGAAGAGACGAAAGTCATCATCGAACCGACCGATAAGGTTGACGAGGGAGGCAACCCGATAACGCGCCGGAAAATCGAGAAGACGACCAAGCACGTCCCCGGCAACGTAACGGCTCAAATCCACTTCCTGAAAAACAGGGCGCCAAAGGATTGGCACGACCGAAAGGAGCTTGCGATTGGCGGCGTGGACGGCGAGGAACTCGTGATAAGGGTTAAGCATGTCCGAAGTGACGATTGAGATTGACGAGCGGGTTTATAATGAGGTCTATTTTTCGTACCTCAACGAAAACGCACGTACACAGATTTTTTTCGGCGGGGCATCGAGCGGAAAGAGTGTCTTTATCGCTCAACGATGCGTCCATGACGTTTTGCAGGGCGGGAGAAATTATCTCGTACTTCGCAACGTGTCAAACACGCTTCGGACAAGTGTTTATAACGAAATCAGAAAGGTGATTTATGCTTGGGGTCTGTCTGATTACTTTCTTATCCACAAATCAGAAATGACCATCACATGCCGGAACGGGTATCAGATACTTTTCAAGGGACTTGACGATGTGCAGAAAATCAAGTCCATCACCCCGATGCGCGGCGTGTTGACTGACATCTGGATTGAGGAAGCCACGGAGACGGGCCGTGATGACGTAAAGGAACTCACGAAGCGTCTCCGTGGCTTCTCGAAAAAGCCCAAGCGTATCGTTCTTTCGTTCAACCCGATTATGCGGAGCCATTGGATTTACGAGGAATACTTCAAGGGCAATTTTTTTGACGGCGACACGGAGTTCCGAAGCCCGAACCTCACCATCCTCAAGACGACGTACCGGAACAATGCGTTTCTTTCGGAGCAGGATAGAGACGAGCTTGAGAACGAGAAGGACGAATACTATTACAACGTCTACACGCTCGGTAATTGGGGGACGCTCGGAAATCTCGTCTTCACGAACTGGCGGGTCGAGGACTTGAGCGACAGGCGCGACCTGTTCGGCACATATAAGAGCGGACTTGATTTCGGTTTCACGAACGACCCCACAGCGTATGTTCGGACAGCGCGGCGAGACAAGACGCTTTACATCACGCATGGCTTTTACGAATACGGCTTGACGAACGACCTGATTGCGAGCCGGATTCTCGAAATAGCACCGAGGACGAGAATCGCGCTTGGCGAAGAACTCGTGAAGTGCGACGCCGCCGAACCGAAAAGTATTTTCGATTTACAGCGGCTCGGAGTCAACGCCATCGCCGCGTTCAAGGGAGCGGGGAGCGTCAACTACGGCATCCAGCTTCTCAAGCAGTACGATATCGTC